AACGCTAAAATTGAGAAGCAAAAATTAAACATAAATATTGCGAAGTATACTAATACTGGAAACGCATCAAAAATAATAAAGTAAAATATGGCAGAGTCTGTTATAAATAATTATTTTCCTAGTCAAGTTGTAAGTGACGCTGAAAAGCTTAGTTACGACTATGGATTAAAAGTAGCCAAAGCTATTGAGTCAGAATGGTTTAATAAAGACCGTGGTCACAATAGATACTCAACTAATCAAAACAATTTTCACAACTTAAGATTATACGCTAGTGGAAATCAATCAATCAAAAAATATAAGGATGAGTTATCTATAAACGGTGACTTGTCCTATCTTAATTTAGACTGGACACCAGTCCCTATTATACCTAAATTTGTAGATATTGTTGTTAATGGTATCGCAGAGAGAATGTACGATATAAAAGCATATTCACAAGATCCTTATGGCGTGGCAAAAAGAACAGAGTATATGGAATCTATACTTGGTGATATGCAAACGCAAGAAATGAATGATTTCGCCGCAGAAGCTTTTGGTGTGAATCTTTACGAAAACGATCCACAAACCCTACCAGAATCTCAAGAAGAATTAGATCTTCATATGCAGTTAACCTACAAACAATCTGTTGAAATAGCAGAAGAGCAAGCTATAAGTGTTTTAATGGATGGAAGTAATTATGAATTAATTAAAAAAAGATTTTATAGAGATTTAACTGTTTTAGGAATAGGTGCTGTAAAAACAGCGTTTAATACCTCAGAAGGAGTTGTGATTGACTATGTTGATCCAGCTGATCTAGTGTATTCTTATACTGAGTCACCGTACTTTGATGATATATACTACGTTGGAGAAGTTAAAACAATTCCAGTAAACGAACTAGCGAAACAATTCCCACATTTAACACAAAGTGATTTAGAAGACATAGTAAAAAATAAAGCTACACATTCTAATAACCATCATAGCGTTTCTACTTCTAGAGAAATAGATAATAATTCAGTTCAAATATTGTACTTTAACTTCAAGAGCTACATGAACGAGGTTTATAAAATGAAAGAAACTGGATCTGGCGCTTTAAAAGCTATTGAAAAAGAAGACACGTTTAATCCTCCAGCTGAAAAAGAAGGTGGATACGAAAGATTACATAGATCCATAGAGTGTCTTTACGAGGGCGCTATGGTTCTTGGTACGGAAAAGTTACTTAAATGGGAGATGGCAAAAAATATGATGCGACCTAAAAGTGATTTTACTAAAGTGAAAATGAATTATTCTATAGTGGCACCCAGAATGTACAAAGGTAAAATAGATTCATTGGTTGGTAGAATAACAGGTTTTGCTGATATGATTCAATTAACACATTTGAAATTACAACAAGTAATGTCGCGTATGGTACCAGATGGTGTATATCTTGATGCAGACGGTCTTGCTGAAATAGATTTAGGTAACGGAACAAATTACAGTCCTCAAGAAGCCTTAAATATGTTCTTCCAAACAGGATCTGTTATTGGACGAAGCTTCACTTCAGAAGGTGATATGAACCCAGGAAAAGTACCTATTCAAGAAATAACAAGTGGTAGTGGTGGTAATAAAATGCAAGCGCTTATAGGTAATTATAATTATTACTTACAAATGATTAGAGACGTAACTGGGTTGAACGAAGCTAGAGATGGTAGTACTCCAGATGCTAAAGCTTTAGTTGGTGTTCAGAAAATGGCAGCAGCAAATTCTAACACAGCAACTAGACATATATTAAACGCAGGTTTGTTTTTAACTGCCGAGACTGCGGAATGTTTATCCTTAAGAATATCTGATATTATAGAGTACTCTCCAACGAAAGACGCGTTTATACAACAAATAGGGGTTCACAACGTGGCAACCTTAGAAGAAATGTCAGAATTGCATTTGTATGACTTTGGTATATTCATAGAATTAATGCCAGACGAAGAAGAAAAAATGATGTTAGAGAACAATATACAAATGTCGCTACAACAACAAAGTATAAATTTAGAAGACGCTATAGATGTTAGACAGATAAATAACGTTAAGTTAGCGAATCAAGTTTTAAAGTTACGTAGAAAAAAGAAGGCAGAGCAAGATCAAATGATACAACAGCAAAACATACAGGCTCAAGCACAAGCTAATATGGAAGCGCAACAAGCTGCTGCTCAGATGGAGGTTCAAAAACAGCAAGCGTTAGCGCAGTCAGACGCTCAGTTAGAACAATTAAAAGCGCAACTTGAATCACAGAAAATGCAGCAAGAAGTGCAAGCTAAACAACAGTTAATGGCGTTAGAGTTTCAATACAACATGCAGTTAAAGGGTATGGAAGTAGAAACTACTAAAGGAAAAGAAAAAGAAAAAGAAGATCGTAAAGACGAAAGAACTAGAATACAAGCTAGTCAACAATCCGAATTAATAGAACAAAGAAAAGGCAACCAACCAGCTAAAAAGTTTGAATCATCAGGTAATGATATACTAGGTGGTAGAGGTCCTGCTGATATGTCTATGTTCGGACCACAGTAAAAATTATTAATTATTATTATATTATATTATGGCAAAAAAGAAAAAAGTAGAGGCGACTGAAGAAGTTGTCCAAGAACAAGTCGACAATAAAGTGGAAGAAAACGTTACTAAAGTTGATTTAAACAAATTTGAAAGTAAAGATGACGACAACGTTATCAAGGTAGACTTAAGTAAACCAGCTACAGAAGAAGCGGTTGCAGAAGAGAAACCCGTAGAAGAAGTAGTTGAAGAAGTAGTTGAAGAGAAACAACCAGAGGCAGAGGTTGAAACTCCAGTAGTTGAAGAGATTACCGAGGAAGTTCAAGAAGAAGTTGAAGAGTTAACAGAGCAAGTTGAAGAAGCTGTTGCTGAAGCAGAAGCTACCGGGAAAGAACTTCCTGAGAATATCCAAAAACTAATGCAGTTTATGGAAGACACAGGAGGTGATCTAGAAGATTATGTTAATTTAAATAGAGATTACTCTGAATTAGATAACCACACTTTACTTAAAGAATATTACAAGCAAACTAAACCCCATCTAGATAATGAAGAAATAGACTTTATGATGGAAGACTATTTTTCTTATGACGAAGATATGGATGAGGATAGAGATATTAAAAGAAAAAAATTAGCCATGAAGGAGCAAGTTGCTCAGGCAAGGCAACACCTGGACGGTGCAAAGTCCAAATACTACGAAGATATCAAATATGGTTCTAAGCTCACTGGTGAGCAGCAGAAGGCAGTTGATTTCTTCAACAGATACAACAAGGAATCAAAAGAGCAGCAGCAAGTAGCAGAAAAGCAACACAAGACGTTTTTAAATAAAACCGACAAACTTTTCAATAAGGAATTCAAAGGTTTTGAATATAACATCGGGGAGAAAAGATTTAGGTTTAACGTTAAAGACTCTGACACCGTAAAGAACACTCAAAGCGACATTAACAATTTTGTAGGAAAGTTTCTTAACAAAAACAATGAAATGGAAGATGCTAAGGGTTATCATAAATCGATGTACACTGCTATGAATGCTGATAAAATTGCTAGTCACTTTTACGAACAAGGTAAAGCTGACGCTTTAAAAAACAGCGTTGCTAAATCTAAAAACATTAGTATGGATCCACGACAACAACATAGTGGTGAGATTAATGCTGGTGGTATAAAAGTAAGAGTGCTTGGTGAAAATTCTAATGATTTCAAATTTAAAATTAAACAAAAATAACAATTTAAAATTACAAAATTATGGCAATTACTGCAGGAACTAATTTGAATAGTGTTCCAGCTCCAATACAGCAAACACTATCTACAAATTACTTAGACCTTAACAGCACGTCTGGATGGGGTCAACAATATATACCAGACCTAATGGAGAAAGAAGCAGAGGTATTTGGTCCTAGGACTATATCTGGATTTCTTTCACAAGTTGGGGCTGAAGAATCTATGACTGCTGACCAAGTTATTTGGTCAGAGCAAGGTAGATTACACTTATCTTATTTAGGTGATATAGATGCGGATAATGTAGTTACAATACAATCTGACATCGATGGAAACAATTACGCTGAAGGTGGTATTTCAGTAACACACGGTATTAGATTAGCTGATACTGTTGTTGTAGCAACTCCAAACGGAGTTTACAAAGCTATGGTAACAGGTTTTGCTGGTACTAACGATTGTGATGTTACTGTTGCTGCTTATGATGGTAGCACAATCGCTACCTCTGGAGCTACTGGTAACAAGAAGACAACTATAATGGTTTATGGTTCTGAGTACGATAAAGGTGTACAATATTATACCGCTGCTGATACTCACGCTTCTGATTCTCACAAAGCTATTGAGCCTAAGTTCAAAACTTTCTCTAACAAACCAGTCATTATTAGAGATTATTACGAAGTATCAGGTTCTGATGCGTCTAAAATTGGTTGGGTTGAGGTAACTTCTGAAGCTGGTGGTTCTGGATACTTATGGTATTTAAAAGCTGAAGCTGATACAAGAGCTCGTTTTACTGATTACTTAGAAATGGCGATGCTTGAAGGTGAACTTGGTGACGATGATTCTCACAATTTCGGTGCCGGTGGTTCTGGAGCTGCTCAAGGTGTTGATGCGTTTATTGGACGATCAAGTGGTGATACAGTTGGTACTGAAGGTTTGTTTGCTGCTATCGAAGATAGAGGCAACACAACTTCTGGTGTTACTGGTGTTAATGCTGCAACTGATTTAGCTGAATTCGACGCTATCTTAGCTGAGTTCGACGGTCAAGGTGCAATTGAAGAGAATATGCTATTCGTTAATAGAGCTACTTCATTAGCGATGGATGACATGTTAGCTTCTATGAATTCTTACGGAGCTGGTGGTACTTCTTACGGAGTATTTAACAACTCTGAAGATATGGCATTGAACTTAGGTTTCTCTGGTTTCAGACGTGGATCTTACGATTTCTACAAATCTGATTTCAGATACTTAAACGATAAAGCTACAAGAGGTGGTATTAATGACAATGCTGGTGCTAACGCAATCAGAGGAGTTATCGTTCCAGCTGGTACATCTACAGTTTATGATCAACAATTAGGAAAGAATCTTAAACGTCCTTTCTTACATGTTCGTTATAGAGCTTCTCAAACTGATGATAGACGAATGAAAACATGGACCACTGGTTCTGTTGGTGCTGCTACATCTGCTTTAGATGCAATGCAAATCCATATGTTATCAGAGAGATGTTTAGTTACACAAGGTGCTAATAACTTCATGTTAATGAAGTAAGTATTTATTATATTAAAAGAACCGAGGTTTCGGCCTCGGTCCTTTTTATTTTATTAATTTTATTATATATTATATTATGACAAAAAAAACAAAAACAAAAGTTGAGGTAGAAGAACCTCAAATTCAAGAAGAAATAGCAGTTGAAACTGTGCCGGTTGTAGAACAACCAAGAGAAAGACTAAAACCATTTAAAGAATGGGAGATAAAAGATAGAGCTTATTATTTAAAAGGTAATAAAAAACCTTTATCTAGAATGATTAAATCTGCAAATATATATTGGTTTGACGAAGAAAAAGGTTACGAAAGAGAACTTAAATATTGTCAAAACCAAAAAACATCATTTGTTGATGAAATGAAAGGTGATCAAAGATTAGATCATATTATTTTTAGAAACGGTACTTTATTTGTAGAAAAAGAAAAAACAGTTTTACAAAAATTACTAAGTTTGTATCATCCTCATAAAGATAAAATATACTATGAGTATAAACCATCTGCAATAGCTGCTGATGAAATAGAAGTTTTAGACATGCAAGTGGATGCTTTGGTTGCGGCTAGAAACATAGATATTGATATGGCAGAAGCTATTATGCGTGTAGAGAAAGGTTCTGAGGTATCTAAGTTGAGTTCTAAGGAACTTAAAAGAGATTTATTAGTATTTGCAAGGAATAATCCTAAACTCTTCTTAGAGTTAGCGGATGACGAAAATGTAATGCTAAGAAACTTTGGTATTAGAGCTGTCGAAGGTGGTATATTAAGACTTTCTTCCGATCAAAGAAACTTCCTATGGGGAAGTAATGGTAGAAAGTTAATGACAATTCCATTTGACGAGCATCCATACACAGCTTTAGCGCATTGGTTTAAAACCGATGAAGGCATGGAAATATATTCAAATATAGAAAAACGATTAAATAATTAATCAAACTGTAGAGCGGTCGCCCTGCGGGGCGATCGTAAACTACAAATTAAAAAGAAATTATGGTAAATATAGATACGGTATATCAAAGAGTTTTAGCTCTTGCTAATAAAGAACAAAGAGGATATATAACTCCTCAGGAGTTTAACTTATTTGCCAACCAAGCTCAGATGGATATATTTGAGCAATACTTTTATGACTTAAATCAATTTAAAAGAATACCAGGTAACGACAGCATATACGCTGACATGGTTAATGTCTTAGAAGAAAAAATTAGTATTTTTAAGGAAGGTCCAACGGCGGCTACGTACGAAAGTTACGTGCATAATATTAGTGATCTTTACATAATAACAGACGTTAATTTGTCAGGTAAAGTAGCAGAAGAAATAAGATATGAAGATTGGTATAAAACACAAAACGCACCCTTAACAAAAGCCACGAACAATAGACCTATATGGTATAGAAAAGATGGGAAGATGTATTGGGATCCACGATCCCTTGGAGACGCGAGCGTAAATTATATAAGAAAGCCAAAGAAAGTAAATTGGACATACGTTGTAGTTGGGGAAAAACCGTTAGTCAATACCCACGCCTCTGACTACCAGTCTTTCGAATTACACCCTTCAGAAGAAACAAAATTAGTTATAAAAATATTAGGTTTAGCGGGTATAACACTAA